AGTTGGACCCGGAGGCCCGTCGATTCGTCCGAGAAGAACCCAGCCTGCCGGCGCCTTTGCTGGCACGGCAGCTTGGATCGGAGGGTCTCCGGGATTGGGTCCGGGAACTTCTGGTATGCCTGGGGTCGCTGGACCAGTAGAAGCGGCACTATCCGTTGGCGAGTAAATCCAAAGGCTCTTGTCTGAAGTTGTCAGCGTCACGGTCAGAAGCGGTGGACGAGGATCAAGGAGGTCTGCGCTGTTGACGCTGGAGGAGATTTTGAGGGTCTCCCCCGGCTGGCCAGAAATGTCTCCCCCTGCATTCCACGACTGTGTGATCTCGTTCCAGCCGTAGATGTTTTTCCCGACAAGTCGAAGTTCACCCGGTAAGCCAACAACAGGAAGATCCGAAACGGTTGGAACCGGACTCCCCATAAATACGGGAGCCCTACTACTGCCGCCACCGTCTGCCAAGCCAGTTTCCAGGAGTTTCTTGATAGTGGATTGTTTTGCAATCCCCGTGACCGGATCGCAAAAAGCAACGAGGTCTTCCACATGCGTAACGCCTTGTGGCAGCTCGTTAATTTTCCGCTGGCTCATTGAAAAACCTCGTTAGACGGGCATATTCGAGCCAGTCTAACGAGGCTTAATTACTGACAGATTTACATGGCGAGGAACTCTGACAAGTTCACCCGGAGCTTGCGACAGAGGCCGCGAATAGTTCTAACTTCAAGATCACGCTTATACCAGGATTCAGTGGAACCGTGGAAGGTTTCACGGAACTGGCCAAGAGGAATGCCTTTTGACTTGAATCTAGAGATGCAGGCGTTTTCTAGCGCGCTGGCAGCATGGCCAATCATGTCGATTGTTTCGACAAGCTCCCAGCCTGCTCGGCGGTGAACGTCAAGTCTGCGTGCGCCATGGTTGCCTATGCCAAGTTTGAAACGATCAGACTTTTGGACCAAGTAAAAGAATGAAGGTTTTTCTAGCTTGAATCCGGACTTTGAGCATTTAGGGCATCCACGCCCAGCAGCCCTATTAGAACCAGTAGCGTACCATTGGTGATCACAAGTTGAACATTTCCAAAAAAGCTTTCGATCAGTCCCGGCAAGAACTGTTGAAGGATCAACACCGACCAACTCCATTGCAAGATGAGGATGTGTACTCCCCATATCATTTACACCTGGAAACAACGAATTTCTCGAACAAGCCGGACACCCTTTTCCGTGAACTCGGTTATCTCCAGTTGCCACCCACTTAAAAGCGCAGACCGAACAACGCCAAAGAAGTTTCTTTCCTGTTCCAGCTTTAATTTTTGTTGGATCACAATCAACAAGTTCAGCACTCAACTTTGGGTGTGTGGTTTTCATATCTGTTTTTCCAGGAACTGGAACTCTGCCAGCGCAGGCTGGGCATCCAGCCCCGCTAACAACCCTACTGTTTCCTGTAGTGATCCATATAAAACTGCATTTTGAACACTTCCACGAAAGCTTTTTTCCGGTCCCAGCAATAATCTTGGACGGGTCGGACCCAACCAACTCTCTTGCAAGGTGGGGATGAGTGACATTTATTGGTAGTTTATTTTTAGAACCGTAGCGCTTACGATTACTCATAGCCGGTGATCCTCTCACTCAGGGTCGCGGTCAGCAGCCGGATAGGATCATCACTCCTATTCGGCTGCGTTATTATACGCTCGCTAGCAAGAAATGTTCACTAGCTACTCACGATTTAGCGGCGAATTTGGTGCTGGATCATTGGCGATGGGATCATGAATATCATTCGTGTAGAGGATGGCCGATCCATCCGGGATGACCGGAGTTTCACTGCTAGCCAACTCGTCTGAGCAGTCCAGTTCCAATATAGCCGAGTCGTTATTTTGATCGACAACGCTTGATATTTGGAAGATTCTGTCCTTCCATTCGAGGCGCCAATCCGCCAGGACGCCCTTCGTCACCGATGACTTGCGAATTCTGACCGTGTGCGAGTAAGTGATACTAGAGCGTCCCACGCTAAGGCTGGTGCCGCCGCCATTTCCAACAACCTCAGCAAATACAGGCCCAACCCTGCCCCAGTGGATAAGATCCTGGCCATATTCGTCCTTGGCATACTCCGGACGCAACAAGACTATCTTGTCTCGGAGCCTTCCAGCTTCAATTCCGCCTGCCATTTATCGGTACTCGCCTGCGTCAAATTCCCTGAGCAACATATCGACCCCAAAAGCAACCGGACCACCTATCCCGGCGTTGGCTTCCCTGGTCAGATACCAGTTTCCAACAAGCATTTTGATTGCCACAGCCAATCCGTCCGGCGTGGTCTTATGGTCTGGTCCATAGCCAGCAGTAAACTCCACCGTTAAACCATAGCTGCCAACCATCGGTGGGACTGTTTCCAAACTGATCAGCGGCGGATTGGCTTCCCACGATTTGAAATGATGATCTGATGGGTTCCAATCCGTTTCCACTATGTCGCCATTGGAGTCGTATTCGGTCACCCGCAATACAGGAGAAGGTAATTCTTCATCACCAGTTGCTGCTCTTTTGGGAGCAATGGTCAGATAGTTGCCGCTTGAGACGGTCAAGAAGTCTGCAAGCGGGCGTTGGCCACCCACAAGCAACACCACATCACCAGCAGCAGGACCGCCGTTGGTTAAAACCAAAGGCCTTCTAGGCAACTCAAGGAAAGTTGTGTCGGGTATATGGTCTAACAAATACCGCCAGCGCTGATGAGTTATGCTAATCCTGCAATGGTCTTCACAATAAACTTGAGCGGCTCGGGTAAGACCAATAATCATTTGGTCATCGTCCGCATGGTCCACGCGCAAATGATGCTTCATATCCTCCAGGCTAACCGCCAGTTCCGATTGCTTTCCAATCCGCTGGAGGATTGGCCGACCAAACGCGGCTGATCCCCCACCGGATGGCCAATAACCGGAACTGACGTGATACCTGGAGGAACGCATCACTTGTGGCCCCTCGGCTTCCGTGTCGGCTTGTCGTGGTGGTCTTCGTCCTTGTGCGGCTGGCCATCCACAATGATGGCGTATCCGGCCTTCACAAGGTCATGCGCCTCATCCTTGTCACGCTCGAACAGGTCACCCGGCATGATCAGGAATGTCGGAGCGGCCATGCACTCCAGCGCCTGCAACTGAACCTTCATCATCAACCCCCTTAGCGAAAAAGGGGCCGGCCAGTTTCCCAGCCGGCCCCAGAACATCAGGAGCCGACGTTACTTCCACTTCATTGCCATGATGGCTTTGTTGTTGACGACTTTCGCGTCGGTTCGCATCTCAGCCAGGAAGGCCGATTGGTTGAACTCGAAGTACCGTTCATCCGAACGCTTCAGGGTCAGGCCCATGGCGTCGCGGATGATGTACTTCGACAGGTCACCGAAGACAGCAGCGACACCGCCGGTGGTGGTGGCCGCTGGCAGGCTGTTGTCGATCACGATGGGATGGCCGAACAAGCGGACCGGAGCCATCGGGTCGCGGTAGTCGGTCACGAAGACCGGCTCACCCGTGGTGGCATAGCGCAGCTTCTGCACCGCCGCCAAGGTCGCGTCCGACATGATGAAGGCGCCGTTGGCCCGGTAGGCCAAGTCGACCTTGTTGCGCAACGCCAGCAGGTCATCCACCGAGATGGCACCCGCCGCGGTGGTGGTGCCACCGTCGCCTGCGCCGATGGCAATACCCTGCGGCTGGCCGGTGCCGGTACCCAGGGCGAAGTGATCCGCCTGGATGCGTGCAATCCGAGCCGCCAGCAGTTCACCCAGCAGTTCCGGGATGCTGATGGCGCTGTCTTGCAGAAGCTCCATCGACACCAGGACGATGCCGCTGGTGTACTTGTAGGCACCCAGCTTGACCTGACTGAAAGTCACATCGGACACAGGCTTCAGCGCGTTTTCGGCAACGATGCTGCCCTTCACGGCGGTATCGTCCACCACCGGGATGTCGATCTCATGACCGCCATCGGTACGCAACACCTTGCAGTAGTTGCGCAGGTTGGCGGTGTACAGCATGTATTTCTCGAACGCGCTGGCGAGCAGCTCGGTCGGGACCAGGAATCCACCCTTGGCGCCGGGAGTGGTCGCTTGGGGATCAGTGCCGCGCAGGGTCATCGGCTTGGCCGACAGCGTGATGGGTTGCATCCGCTTGGACAAGTCGAAGTTCAGTTCCCGCGCCGCCTTCATCATGCTGTCGGTGGCCAGACCGGCAGGCTGGAGGAACCAGCCGCGCAGGGCCAGATCCCGGCGGGCAGAAGCGGCGTTGTCGTTCAAGTCCTTCACGAACTTGGGAGCGCCGGGCTTCACCATGCGGGTGGACTGCGGCGCAGGCTTGGGAGCCTCCACCTTGGGAATGCTGCGGGCTTCGGCCACTTCTGCGGCTTCCTCGGCAGCGACAGCGGCGTCTTCGGCAATGGCAGCCTCGTCGGCAACTTCGCCAACTTCGGCTTCCAAGGCGCCAACGCGCTCGGTCACGTCTTCCAACCCGGCTTTCAGTTCGTCCATCTCAAGTCTCTCCTCAACACTGAGTTCCCTGGTCTCGACCACGGACAACAGCGTCCGGAGCCTTTCTTCGATCTTCTGAACTTCCATAAAAAAACCCTCTAATTTCGGGTTACCGATGCCGAAAGGTTACCGGCGCTTGCAGACTGTCAGCATCGACAGCAGACGCAAGCGATCCAGATCACGCCGCTTGGTCCACTCCGAGAGGGAGCGGACAGCGAGGCTTGTCTCCGGGTAGGCGGGCATGGACACGGCACTGACTTCGTGGAGGATCAGATCGGTGATGGTCCTGCGCTTCAGCCTCGGGTTGGATTCGTGAGGCTCCCACGCTTCGCAACCACCGCCGGGAAGCGTGAAGCCAAAGCTCATCTGGTTGCAGTCTCCACGCTTGACCAGTTCGCCAAGGTCGCGAGCGAAGCCGGTGTCAGGCAGATCAATCTCCACCTCCAGACCGGCCTTCGTGTCATTGAGACGCAGGGTTCCGTTGCTGCGCCTTCCAAGGAGCAGCCTGGAATCGTGGTTCCAGAAGGCCCGCACATCCTGCGAGGAGTTCAGGGAAGACCGGAAAGCGCCGGGAGCAATGCGCTCAATGAACCCGCCAAGGTCTTCGGAGTCCGAGTCATAGACTGCGGCCAAGCCTCGAAGGGTCTTCTTCTCGGTGTCGATCCCTGTCAGCTTGGAAAGCCTGCGCTCGATCATGATTTAATCCTCGGTGGAATCGGTGTCAGACTCGGACGGGGTGGTGTCGGATGCCTGATCCTCCGAATCCACCGAGGAGGCTGTTTCCACCGGCATCTGACCGGCTGGAGCCCTGGCTCCCACGCCTTTCTCGCCGTCCACCCCGGCCAGCGGTTGCATGTTGAGCGGTTGGAGGTACTGGTCCCCTTCAGGCCCGATGGGATCAAGGCCT